AGTGTCATTATTCCAAATCTAACTGTGTAGTTAGAAACTCTTGCATCAAGAATATCAATGGCATCAGATATCAGACGGAACTCATTCAAATATGTGCTTAGATTTTTCTTTAGCGCATCGGGTGATAGTGTGAGATTACCGAATCTGTCTCTGCTTATTAGATAAAGCTGAGCTGAGAGTGGATTTATTGGGTTGTCTGATATTCCTGCTCTAAACACTCTTCCAAACTCATTGGGCATGGTATAGATTCTAGAAAGAAGATCCTGCTTGCTCACAATTCTTGACTGCATCTGACGGGCACTTGGAATTCTTGTTCTAAGGTCCTCGAGAGTTGGAGCAGAGTCGCCTCCTCTTGCGGGATCCAGATTCTTTATCTCAATACTCGCTCTCACAGCTGTTGCTTCTGCTGCAGCCGGAGAATTCCTAAAGTCCATGTTCAATGTATTTAAAATTCTTATAGAACCAGCAGCAACGTTGTGAGATAAACCACCGCCGTATCTGTATCTTATGGAAATTGTTGTGCCCTTTGGACTTATTCCTAGGGTTTGTGTCTTAAGGAGTGAACTAGGATCTATTGAAAATCTTGTAAATTGCTTTTTCCCATACAGGGGAAGTGAGAGCTCACTGGGGTCTGGAACTATATCGTTGTCAAGTGTATCAGCATCACCTGATCCAAATCGCACTGTTGTCAGTCTTGTTGTTGGATCAAAATTAGAAATAAATCTCCTGGGTGCGGGCACAATTTCAACATTCATCTTCACAAGTTTGTTATCAGAATCAAGATTATTTACAGCCCTAAACACTGTATCCTGAGACAGCGTTTCTACTTGAAAATACTCGTTTCCTGATCCATCAGAAATAGAGATTATGTCACTTATGTCTGAATTGAGAAGTGTCAATTCTCTAAATGGGAGATGCTGGTTGCTTATATTGAATTGATCAATCGTCTCGTTTCCAGATACTGCAAGGCCTGTCATCGACATCACAAACTGTGATGGATTTCCTGAACTATCTGACGCAGCAACTGTCACATTTGCATTATAGTCACCGTCTGTATTGAGTGAAGCAAAATCTAAATCCTCAACAAGATTAAAACTTATTCCTGTCGTTGACTTACAGACAGTTCCCATTCTTATGACAGGAAGTGAGCTTGTCTTTGGGCCGTACTCTCCTGATGCTTTTTGCTCAGACAGGACTTTTATATAGAACTTTATCTGGACTGCTGAGGGACTTGATCCCACTGGCTTTACACCTGCATTTCTTAGGTGTAGGAGTATATTTTTTCTCTCAACGGCAGTAAGTGGATTAAGTTCGGTAAATTGGTGATCTAAATAGAATGAAAGACTGTCACCGACAGATGCTGCCATGTCAAGAAATAGGCCTCCAAGAGATGCCTCAGAAAAGTCTTTAATCTTATCTGGAAAGTAAGTCTTGGCATAGGATAGAAGCTCTGATCTAAAAGAGTCAAAATCCTTTGCAAGAAAGGTTCTATTTCTCTCTTTTCTCAGCTGTTTTTTAATGTCTACTGTCATTTCATCCTGCTGTGTATATTAAGACCTCAATCATACGCTCTTTTTGAGAGACTGCACTCACCCTGTAAGTAATTCGAACTCCGACTTTGGCCACTTCTTTATTGTTAACTCTATCAACTAGAGGCTCAAATGTTAGAAGTTGTATAAATGGCATGTACTTTTGAGTTGTGCGTCGAATCCTTCTAATAGCTTCAGCATCAAAATCATCAGTACCTAGTTCAAAAGCAAGCTCCGTAAGATTTGCTCCAAAATCATAGAGACCTAATCGCTCTCCATGATTTGTCATTATCATATTTCTAAAGTTGTCTGCCAACACTTTTTCAATGTCAGTGTGCATCTTAAGAAGGCCATCATTTGACTCGCCTAACTCAACTGGAACCTTTATTCCAATTGGGATTTGAATAATGTCCTGAGACGCTTTTGTTTTTCTTGCGTCAAAGTCTTCTTTGCTCTCACCCACAGATGAGAAATCATACTTTTTTCTAACAGACATTCTCTATTCCATCATTCTCTAAATTCAGAGAATAACTATGCTGCTTATTTAAATCAGACGTCCGAATCCTGCATGAGTTGCAACAGATGGTGCTATTGTTGCACCTGATTGAGCAACTGGACCCCCTACAGTTGAAACAGGCGTTCCTGGTGGAACTGTTGACACTACTTGCGTGATATCAACATTTGCAGATGTTATATACTGATGTATTGCATCAGTGAGAGCTGCAGCAAGCACTCTTATATTTGACTCTGGGTCTGAACCATCTGCTGCGCCTGAGTTATTAATCGTCAGGAAAGCCTGTGTTATTGACTGCTGAAGTGCTATTTTAGAAACTGCTAATGGCATTTTTCACTCTCCAAATATTCTAGAAGATTTTAGATTCTCGATCTCTTGCTTCCTCTGCTGAATTTCTGTTTGAAGCTGTGTGGCACCCTGAACTATTTGGACAGATGGCGCACCGTATCCTGGAGTAGTGTGTGTTAGAAGCTTTTGGCAGAATTGATCGATATTATCAAATACCTTCGTAAGAAGTGACTCAAGCTCAGAGTATTTTATAAAAGGCTCAGAGCTTCCTTCACCTGGTCCAGCACCTTGATCTGCTTGACCCATGTAGATCTTGGTTCCTGTTAATTGAACAGTTCCGTCGGGGAGTAGGTATATAGAAGCTGCATCTTCTCCAACAGTGCCCTCTTTAATGATTCTTACACTTCCGTTTATTGATCCTCTATCAGATTCTTTTCGAGCAACTATTCTTACCTCATCGGACTTTATTACAACAAAAGGACTCTCTACAATATTTGAAAGCTCACCTTCAAACAAAGGAGGAATGATGTCTGAAGTGATGTTAAAATTTGCATCTCCATCAGTTCTCATAGACACATAGATTCGACTTGCATCTGTTAAAAAGTCAGGATCTCCCTCTTGAGGTCTATCTAAACGATTATAAGGAACAGAAGATCTAGCGGCATCATTTATATAAGATGCAGGATTTTTGTCTGTTTCAAAATTACCACGTATGTTAGTAATAACTCTGGGAGATGTGTCTTTTATTAGACTGTTGTCTGGATCTGGCGGCGTCTGCGGATAGAATCTTCCACGTCCAGAGACAATATCAATTGTTCCACAAAAGTCAGGAATAGGTTCAACAGCAGCTCCTGAAGCATCTACATCTGTATAAGCATTGCTGTGCTCTGCTCCATCTGGTCTATTCTCGAAATTCCACCCTCTATCTTGTCCTAGACAAATAAGAGTATTGTTGGAACCTTGGATTACAAGATCTCCTGGGCGCTTTGTGAACCTTGGGACAGGCTCCATCTTAAATGACTGCATCGCAAAAGAGCCCGTATAAATCTGATCGTATGGATTTATGTCAGCCTCTTCAGGTGTATTAGAAGACAATGTTGCATCTGCTCTGTCGTCTCCCTCAGGCGTATTATTAAACGCTGGTGGACCTGGAGTCTTTCCCTCATCTTTGAGCCCATCAAATGGATTGACTTCTTCTCCGGATCTGTCGCCCTCGATAGAAGAAGCACTTTCAGAAGTGACCTTGTCGACATATAGGTCAAATCTTCTCTCAGCATGCGTGTAATTTATATCATCAACGAAGTTTGGCTCAGCTACTCTTGAAATCCAGTAACTATAAGGTGAGACAGAATCTGAATTCTCTTTCATCACCCAAACCTGCTCACCAGGCTTAACAGGCATTCCAAAGTGAGGAGGAAAAAAGGGATAACATAGCGTGCTATCTGTCGGTATGCTTGATCCTTTTCCTGCAACAGCTTTTACTATTAGGCTGTTTCTAGGCGCTCTTCGCAGTGCATCTATGCCACCAGACACAGATGCGGCAAGTGCTGTCAGCTCTTCATCAGTTCGTCTAGAGATGTCTCCAAGAACTTCAAACACAATAGCTCTTGAAAATGGTCCCTGTGCTGGTGCTTGAGATCTAAGTGAAGATACTTCTGCAGCAATATTTGTACTTGGCTTACCGCCGGGTATTCTTATCGGATCGGTTCTGCCTATCCTTGCCATTTCACTCTCCGCTTATTGATGCAAAAACATCATCAGGATCTATCTTTGAGTCGTTCTCCTGTATCTTGCTTATCAACTCGGCAAGTCTAAGAATTTGCTCATTTGACTTGCTCATTCGCTCCATGTACTTTGTAAGAGTTGGTCCGAGTGAGATGTGTTCTGCAGTTCCCGCAGACATTCTCGACCAAGCATCTGTAAATAGCATTCCAGCATTCTCACGATCTGTGAGAGCATTTTCATATATCTCTTTCCACAGAAGCTTCTTTTTGTCTTCTGTGGAAGACAATTCATCTAAGATATCAGAGAACTCTGATATCTTACTCTTGAGCTTCTCGGAATTATCAAGTGACTTTTCTAATTTTTCAGTTGACATTTTCAGAACAAGAGATCAAATCTCTCGTCTCCATTTGTTAGACGCTTATAGTGCTTTCTTATAGATGACATTGCGACTGATAGTCTTTTTGATGAGAGACCAGATATATCTCTGACATATATCAAGATTGCCCTCTTGTTTAGAAAGTCAAGCTCATCTATGTTTTCAAAAACAGTTATAATTGCTTTTATACAAGAAGTTTCAGTCTCACTGGAAACTGACTTTTCAATCTCTGTAAGAAGATCTCTTATGTCATTTCTAACATTCTGACTTATGAGAATTTCATCTGGTGCAGGCATTACATCATATGTCTCAATCGTGTAGAGCTGTTCCTGAGTTAAGGACTCAGGTGCATCTAGAGATATATGACGCTTATTCTGCTTTTGATGCTTTCTTGATCTTATGATTAGCCAGTTTTTTGCGACAACATTATAGTACGAAAATGCTTTTGTCCCTTTTTCTGGAGACCATTTATTGAGTGACTCATATAAAAATGAGACGCAGTCTGACTTTAAATCATCAAATGAGTCGTGAGGAGACTTAAATCCGTAGACAAGTATCAAATTTTCTACGAGTGAATTAAAAGCAGGCTGTATTTGATCTAAGAAAACTGAATTTTTACTTGATTCACATTTATCATTTTGAAACTTGATAATTGCATCTTGAGTTTTTTCTGTAAAGTACAGACAACCCACTTCTCCTGGCTTACGCTTTATTCTCTTCTTAATTTTTCTTGTCATTAGAGACGTCCTCTTGTTGGTCGTCTGTTTCATCTACTGCTACAGTTGCAAAACGTTTTGCAACTTTCAGAAGTGTGTCTCTAGTTATTTTTATATCATTCACTACTTGTCTTATCTGAGGACTGTCATAAAACAGCGGTATCTCTAGTATCTTGCTAATTGACTGATATCTCTCATCAATTACATCAAGAGACTCTTCAATTGCTTCCTGAATCCTTAGAATAATAAGTGAAAATTTTGCCAAATAATAGGTTGAAACAGCGAGTCCTAAACTCAGTAAAATAATTATTGATAGCTTCCAGTCCATATCAAATGAAATCTGCTAATTTTTGATCATACATTTTTGAGACAGATGCGAAGCTGTAGTCTTTTCTAATTCTCTTTGACATTTCTGTCGCCTTATACTTTACAGTATTAGACTTTTGATAGAACTTTCTCAGCTTCTTCTTTGCATCAGTCTCAGAAGGCATTGCCCATTTAGATCCTGGGATGAAAATCTTTCCATCGATTCTGGACTCATGAACATTTACGAGACTGTAATCAATTGGAAGGTAATTTTCCTCATCGAGGAAATCTGTGTGTCCAGACCAATTTGTTGCAATAATAGGAAGACCCACAGCAGCAGACTCTAGAAGAGGTAGACCGTATCCCTCACCTCTTGTGAGTGAAACCATGCACTTCACTGTTGGATGAGTCATCAAGTCAATCATCTCCTCGTTCTTCATATTTCCATGAACGAGATGAATTCTTGGAAATTCTGAACCTCTGACTTCTTTGACAATTTGAGTTACAAACTTTGTTGTAACTGCCCTATCAATTCTTGTCATCTTTCCAGAGTTGGCCTTAAATACAATGCCTACATCCTTTTCATCCTTAAACTCTTCAAACATCCACTTAAGAGTGTAGAAAAGATTCTTTCGATCATTCTCAGGATTGCTACCAGTTATCTGTCCAAATACAAGAAAGTTGAAACTTGTAGAAAAGTTAAAGTTTGTACTTGAACTTCTACTGTGAAGTATCTCATCATAAAAGCTCTCAGGAATCACGTGTATCGGTGAAGTTACCTTTCCACTATTCATAAGAGTCTTCTTCGTATGACTTGATGGAACAACAACAGCATTCATTTTATTACAGCAATCAATCCACTGAGGATTGCACTTATCAGTTTCAACTGCCGCAGTTACACCAATATTTGTTCTTGCAAGTCTTGAATCCCACTCATTTGGAAGTTGAACTTGTATTGAAAGATCAAAACCAACAATGTTCTCATGGGAAATTGATCTCTCCATGATTTTACCTGCGAGACCCATCTCTGCATTCTTGTCAAGAATCCAGGGAGTAATACCCCAGCCAAGTGTCTGAAACTTTACGTCCCAGTCGGGATTTTGAAGAGCCCATCTTGCAACTTGTCTTGCGTGAACTCCATATCCAGAAACCGTGAGGAATGGTCCTCTTAGTAGTACTCTCTTCATCAGATCTCCTTCACTTCCCAGGACTTCAAATTATTCTTCCAATTTTCTGTTAGATCTGTGAGTGCCCTATCCCAATCATCAATAGTGTTCTGAAGATTGAACTGTGATAGGGCATAATTTCTTGCCTTAGCTCCTAGTACATCTCTTTCTTCTGGAGACATCTCATAAAGCTTCGAGATTGCATTTGCTGTTGTGTTAGCAGAGCAATAGTCTTCATAAATAAATGGCACCTGCTGGGATCCTACCATTGATTGAAACTCTACTGGGAGTGAGACACCATTTTCAGACTCGTCCCTGTGATCAACAACTTGACGTGTCAAACCGCCTGTCTTAAGAGCAATTACTGGCTTTCCGCACTGCATTGCCTCTAGTGTTGAGAGTCCGAATCCTTCAGCATAGCTAATATTAATGCATGCATCTGAAATGTTGTGGAGAACATTCATCTTTGAAAAATCTATTCTCTCAGGTGAAAATACAACACTGTCAGAGATTCCAAGCATCTCTGCGACTGCGTAGAGATTTGGCCCTTCTTGATCATTGGGCTGGGTGTGCATTAGAAGTGTTGCATTACACACACCGTGCTTTTGCACAGTCATGCTCACAAACTCTTTCCATGCCCAAAGAAGGTCTCCAGGGCGCTTTCTCTTAGCGTTTCTATTGACCCAAAAAAGAACAAAGTGATCCTTTCGCTTCTCGCCAAGCAGTTGAATCTTGTGCTTTTTAATTTCTTCCTTGTTCTGAATTGGGAAGAAAACCTCTTGTGGTAGCGCATGAGGTATGAAATTTGTCTTGCCTGGAGCAATATCCTTGACAAAATTATAAGTCAAATGAGAATGACAATTTATGAGATCAGTTGACTCATAAAGAACCTTGTTAAAGGTTGGGACAGGCAAATTGTCCCACACGTGCCAGTATGCTATTGGACAGATCTGATGAATTTCATCTTCCATTTCCCAGACCCAGATAAAGAATCTAGGATCTGTGAAAAGTAGGAGGACATCAGGACGCTCAACGGCAAGTGTCTGTCTAAGAAGATCAGGAGACCCAAAACCATCAACAGGCTTTATGATAAAGTCATCCGTAACTTTTATTACATTGTAATTGGCATGCTTAATTGCTGCGCCAAATTGGCGAACAGACCAATTACCCTTCTTAGCTAATCCTTCGATTAGATATCTACTTTGGCATCCGACTCCAGAAGTAGAGAGGGCGTGATCAGAAAGCATTAAGATCTTCTTCTTCATTCTATGAACTCACTCCTAACAGCAAAACTAACAAAATATGTCGCCTGGTAAATCTCAGGGACAGTGCGCTGTATTATTAAACTGACAAAATC